GTTGAAACATACCCCCAGCATGAGAGTCCAGCTATCCTATCCGGTATATGCTGCCTGAATCTGGTCATCTACTTCGAACAATGAGAAGTCCCTACTTGTAAGAGTAGAGATGAAGTTTCGTTGAGGAACTTCCCAAAAGTAGAAATGATCAGAAACGGGACTTAGGCTCACGTTTTCAGATGCTGGTGAAGGAGGTACGGGGTCGGTTTTAAGATCATGGAACGGCAATTTTTCAGAGATCTTTTCCCATGAAGTATGATCAAAACTTAATGGGGTCTTCAGTTCAGAAGGCAGCTTACACCTCCAATCGAATTCGTCAAGGACCTTGCCATATTGTCTAGCAAGTCCTGCCGGGACTTTCATGATAGTATGGGTCCGTGGAACATTCATGAGTTTCTTCCAATTCTCGTACAGAATTTCGGATGAAACAGTTCCATCTACCATCAAACGAGCGTGATAAATCAAGTTCTTCATCACACTCTGGTCTAATTCGACTGGATCCTTCCAGAGCGCACATTCGGTACCATATGTGCGTGCAAAAGCTTTCTTCATGTCACGAGAAGCGAGCACTTCGGTCTTCGGACCAAACTCTTTCAGTTTTTGTGTTTTGTCAAAGCTTTCAGCTAAACCAAAAACGGATCCCTTCCAGATGCCCTTCCTGGAAGCTTTCTGGCGCTCTTGAGAGACCAGGTATTGCAGTGCGGCGCGGAAAGGTTTATATTTCTTGACTAAACCTAGACCACCCCATGCTACGGGTATATCCAACTTGAGACGTTCTTCGATATTGAAGATAGAACGATCTCTGATCATAGGATTAAACCTGTATTCTGTCCATTCTTTATCAGGACTGATAAAGAACTTCGATCCTTCGTTGATTGACGAAACGAAAGAAGGACGGACAACATGAGGCACCTTGCCCTTGCGACACCAAAGTTCAGAGTTGACGGTAAAGTAGAAGTCATTCTTGAGTGACTTTCCGCTTGACACTACACCGCCAACACGAGAAACGCCATTCTCCCATGCGATGGGAACGGAAGTGGAAAATACTATGTCATCACCATTTATTCCAACTTTTCTTAAAGATTGCAGCATCTTGAAAGCTGTTTGTCTATTGGAATGAATGAGTGCCGATTGGAACCCTTCGGTAGTTTCACTGATTATGTACGCAGTCAGTGAAATAATGCATAGTAACGGGAACGAGATTTCAG